GTCAAAGTAAACGGGCACCGCCGGTACTAGGTTATTGAATGCGGTGAGTAGTGGCCCCTCAACTGCAGCGCGAATAGCTTGGTAGTTCATTGGCCAAACCCTCTACCCGGAACCCTACCGCCGCTTGAGCCTTGGCGGAACCCAATGCGCACACCGTTTCCTAGGTCTCTTTGCATCGCACCACCATTGGTGTATGTGACGTACCAGTCCAGAGGTGCGGTGCTGATTGCTTCTCCCTGCCCTGGGGAAACTTGACCACGAATATCACCATAGCGTTTACCTTCGGCTACGGGTTGTTTGATTGGGTCTCCTTCACGGATAAAACGACCCTCTTCTAAGTCCAGTGCTTGCGGAGCGTAGTCTGCTCCATTGACAATCTCGTAGTAGGTGCTCGACTTGAATCGAGCTGCGGGTACGTTGCGAAGGTCGTATTTATAGATTCGGCCGCCGGAAGTTCGAGGAGGTCCGGGTAGGGTGTTCGGTTCTACCGCGTACCAAGCAGAAGAAAATTCGCCGGAAAAACCGGGGCCGGCTTCCACTAGGCCGTTCATGATCTCTACAGAAGCCTGCCTTGCTGATTGAGCGACAAGATCTTTTAAGTCCTTTGAGAGGTCTTTGAAGTCGCGTGCCATTACTGGGGCCTCACAATAAGGGAGTGGTAGACCGGTTCGTCGCCGCGATAGGTTCTGATTGCAATGATTTTGGCCTCGCGGGTTGCCCCAGCCTCTGTGTATTGGATGCGGTCGGCCTCGGTTGGGTAGTAGGTGCCGAGTTCAGTCGTCCCAATGAGGATGCGGAGGTCTGTGGTTTGGTACAAACCTTCGGATTCCTGTGGATCGAGGCGAAGAATTACTCCCTTTAGCGGAACTGGTGTGTCGCCGCCTGTCACCTCGCCGGTGGCTGGATTGTATGCCCGAGGGGTTGTGGTTTTGATGTACGTGAGGTCTTGGCCCCACTGTGGCATCAGGGTTTTGGGGATAGGCGCAAATATGCTGTCAATTAAGCCCATATCAACCTCGGAATAGGCGGACTGCGTAATTGGTGGCTCCGCCGATGCAGTAGGCGCCTAAATAGGTCTCCAGCCAGGGGTAAACGTCGAAGATGTTGTTGATTAGGCCTGGGGTGGTGGAGCTGTCCTTGTATTTGACTTTCAGTTCGCCCAGTTCCACCTCGTCGTAAAGGCCGCTGGTGCCGCTTGTTCCAGTGATGGAGTCCGTGTCGTTGGCGAAGGCGCGGGCTAGTTCGTATGTGGCGACCTTGACCTGTTGCGGGATCAGCGTGCACACCAGCTTGATGCCGTCAACTTTGTAGTCCTCGCGTGGCCACTTCAAGGCTTGGGTTTCGGTGCAGCGGTCGCCGTAGAAGCTCAAGGCGTCGATCCAGCGCGTCGCGGAAATCAGGGCGCGGTTTTTCTGGTCGTCGGTCTTGTCGGTCCAGGTTGAAGAGTCGGGGACTGTCTCGAAATATGCGTCTGCTTCGGCCAACGTCACGTAGCTGTTGGCCGACGCGCCTTGCAGAGTGGCATCAATAGTCGCGGCCACAGTTAATACGATCTTTTTCTGAGTTTAGCCCTTACACGTCGTGTCGATGTTTTGGTCTGTACTTGCAGTATTGATGCGTGGTAAATGGTCGCTCCCTCCATCTGAAGCTCGGCACTTCGCTCTAGGTGGTCCCCATACGCTATGTCCTCGTGCCACTGGCGACTATTGTGTGAGACGTAAAGACGTACCAGTTTCATGCCGCTTCGTAAATCTTCCGGTGCTGAGGGCAGCGTAAAGCTTGCAACACCAAAAGATGACCCCGTGATGCCCGGTAAGCAGATTCGCAAACTAGAAGATGTCGCGCTCGAAATTCGACGCCTTCGGGAAGAACAAAATCTCAACATTATGGAAATTGGTGAGAAGCTCCAGGTGAGTTATGACGTGATCAATCAGTTGATCCTGCAGTCCTACAAAAGCACTATGAATACTCCCGTTGTTTTTGAGAGGCAGGAGAAGATTCGGCTGGGGATTGATTATTGACATAAAAAAGGCCCCCATGAGGGGGCCATGTTGATGCCTGGTTTGGATCAGGTGTAGGCGGTGGGATCGAAAGGTGTGTTCACCAGCAAGCGGGCCACAGGGACCATCTTGGCGGTGCTGAACACCAGGTTCCAGCTGGCGATGTTGGCCAGGTTGCCGGTGGTGGCGGCGTTGGTGGGGTTGTCGCCCGAGGCGGCCCACTTGGTGCCGGTCACGTGGTAACCGTAGTGGTAGTCCACTGCCAGCACATCCTGCATGGACAGGATGTTGCGGTCAGCGGCAAGACGCAGGTCTTGCTGGATGCCCTCGGACACCACGCCGGAGCGGAACAGATAGACCGGGTACTTGACTACGTCGCCGGCATCGCCGCCAGTCAAGTAGGTCAGCTGGTCGTCAATCACGACCCGCATACCGGCGAAGAACGGTACGTCGGTCGAACGTACGCCAACGCCGCCTGCGCCCCAGGTCACTGCGCCAGCGGCGGCCAGCGCAGAGGTGCTGAAGGTCAGCATGCCTACCTGCTGCAGGTAGTAGGCGACGTTCGAGTGCATAGCGATGCTATCCAGGTCGTCGCCGCGCTCGCCCAACACGGACTTGGCGGCAATCACGTTGGCAGCCGTCAAGTAGTTGGCCTCGGTCATCGAACCAGGCACACCGTCAAAGCTCTTGTCGGTCTGGTTGGCACCCAAGACGCCGTTGCCGGTGATGCCGCCAAACAGACCCAGCAGGTGGTTCGACAGGGTGGCGGTCTTCAGCTTGTTGATCGCAGCGGTCAGCTGATCGCGCACGTGGCTCAGAGGATCGGAACCAGTGCCCAGCTTGCTGAGATCGTCGGCTGCGTATGCGAAGCCGCGGTGCAGAATCGTCATGATCTGCTCGTCGGCGGTCACGTTCTGAGGAACGAGGTAGCCGCCGCCACCGCCCCAGGTGGCGTTGCTGAGAATTTGCGTCTCAGTCGGGGCGATGGGGTCGAAGAAAGGTACGCGCACGCGGGTGCCGCCAGCGCGGGCATCAAGTGCAGCGTTGCGCTGGATGATGCCGCTCTGGATCCACTTCGATTGCTCGAAGATGCCCTCAGAGGTGTACTGGAGAAACTCGGGGCGGGTAACCAGATCGGAGAGGAAAGTACCTCCGCTCCAGTTGCCGTTAAAGGAAGACATGATGTAGCTCCGGTGGAGTCGTTGTTAGCGGTTGCCCCACAGGGGCTTAGCGGCCAGCCTCCGCCTTCAATAGACGGGCGCGATCGGGATCGCTGCTCATGATCATCATCTGCTCGGTAAAATTCCAAGCCTCTTTTGACCATGGGTTGGACTGGCCGGGGAGGGCGTTGGCGCGGGCACTACCTGCGACACCCATGCCGGCGCGGTTGCTAGCAGCAAAATGATGCTCGTAACCGCTGCCGGGATTTTTCAAGTTGGCGATATACTCGCCAACCGGAACTTCGACGCCGCCAACAACAGCCACAGGCTGACCATCTTTGGCGCGAAGGTTGTCTTGCACTAAACGATACAGCTGATCTGGTGCAAGTGCACCAGCTTGAGAAAGTTGGGCGATTGCTCCAGCCTTTAGTTGTTCTTGTGTGAAGGATGTCTCCATTGAGGAGATCTTTGCCTCGCGTTCAGCTAGTTGCTGCTTTAGGTCGGCAACTGTCTCTTGGGCTTGCTCCCACAGGGCCTTAAACTCCCCTGATTCAGCTAACTTTTGTGTTTGAGCGCTTTTTTGTGCGCTCTGGAGTTCGTCTAGTTGTTTCTGTAGGGAATCTCGGTTATCTCGGTCTTTACGCCGCTCTGCAATAAGCTCCGCGTTTTTTGCTTTCAACGCTTCTAGTTGGGCGGCCAAATTGGAGCTTTCAACCACAGGTTGAGGGGCAACATTCTCCACAGGAGGTGTTGCTTGCTGTTCTTCGGGCACGGTAATGTGTTACATGAACGTATTTAGAATAGCATTTAAGAATTGACCTCATCGGGTTGCTCTTCCATTGCTGTGGTTCCAGCAGCGGCCAGCTCTTCGTCGATCTTGATGTTGTCCGGCAGGATTTCGCCGCGTCGCAAAATCTCCAGCAGCATTTGGTCGCTGATCTTGCCGAGCTGGTTGAGCTGGGTGATGACGGCGATGTCTTGGCCGATTAGGCGGTAGTAGTCGAAGTCACGGTCGATCTTGACCTCTGGTGGTTCGATGCCGACGTACTGGGCTGCAAAGCCGAAGGCTTGGTTTAGGGCGCTCTCCAGTTCTTGGCTGATGATCGAGAGCACACTGTTGGATTGGGCTTGGTCGATGCGCTTGGCCTCGGCGGATTCGGCTACAAATTTCTGGCCGAACAGTTTGGTGACGCCCAAGGTGGACATCTGTTGCTCCAGGGATTGGAGTTCGGCCATTTGTGCGTCGAAGCTTGTGGCGTCGGCTTGGACGTAATACGCCTTGTTGCCTGGTTGCATGGCGATGGCGTAGTTCACGCCCATCGTTGCGCTGCCGGTTGTGTCGTCCCAGCCCTCTAGGACAAGGGTCGGCATGGCGGCAATATGTAGGGCGTGGATTAGGTCGGCTTGGCGTTGGTAGTGGGTGATGTTCAGGTTGGCGATGTCCAGTAGCGGTGGCAGCGAGCGGAGCATGCCCCGGCGGTTGCTATAAATCGGTACCAGCGGGATCTCGTCCAAGCTGTAGCCGCCTGTTTGCGTGAACTCAACTACGTCTTCGCCGAGTGTGTAGAGGTCGTAGCGGCCTGGGTAGATCACCCGCATTTGCTCGATTTGCTCTTCGCCGAAGTCGTTTAGGGGGCGTGTGGTGTACTCGTGGATGCGGACTTGGGTTAGAGGGGAGCCGGGCATGGTGTCGGCTTGGCGCCAGCCCCAGATCTGCGGGGCGTCAACGTGGACGAAATAGGGGCGGCGGCCTTGGGCGCGTTCTTCCGCCAGATTCATGGCGCCCATTGCAGCTGGGTAGTCCACCAAAATGGCGCTGTGGCCATAGGTCATGCTGCTTACTAAGGCGCGGCGGGCGTACTCGTTGATGTTCGAGCCGATGCCGTCGATGTTCTCGCTTAGCTCCAGCCAGTAGGGGTCGCCCTCGATGTGGATGGGTTTGCGGAGGATGGCGCCAGCGGCGGTTTCGATTAGGCGGCTGGTGTAGGGGCTTAGGACGCTGCGGTCAATGCGGGTTTGGTAAGCGTCGTCGTCTTCGCGGGGTTCTTGGGGGAGGTATTTCTCGCTCATGTCGCGCAGGTAGTTCGTGCCGCGCGTTACTGCTGCCATTACGCTCCAGTCGGCCATCATTGCGATGACTTCTAGGTTGCGAACAAACGGGGATTCGCTTACTACAGCCCCGACCGGGGGGATATTACCGCTGTAAACCACATTAAACTCCTACTTTGTACCTATTCTGCCACGGCTACGGCTGCTGCTTACGGTAAATGGGGTGTCCGGTAGTTGGTCCTCACGCGGTGCCAACCTCGCCGCAGCCGGACTCTACGGACGCTTCCGATCCCTCGTTGAAAGATTGCTCGCGCATACTAGCGAATTACGGCGGGGTGGGCTTAGCCGTCCAGCTCTTTTACAAGCGTCTTGAGCGCTTTGTACTGTCCCCATGTCAGGCAAAAGCGTTGTTCGCCATTGCTGTTAAGGATGACATCAAAGCCCTCACCGTTGTGCCACAAGGACATCTCCATGAAGTCGTCGCCTTTGATGGTTACGTCGTAGTCCGCCAGGGATACAAAGGCTGCTTCGAGCTTGTAACGCTCGATTTTCTTGGATGATTTTTTGTCTGACATAGAAGTGGAAGCGACTACTTTTGGTCGGGAAGCTGTTCAAGGGCGCGGCGGATGATGGACAAAGCGTTGTCGTCTAGGTAGTCGCCTTGAGGATCAGTACACTCGTCGATCAGGGCAAGCGCCTGCTCCTTCAAGCTCGGCGGCTTGGGGCGGCGGGCGGCACGGAGAGCGTCCGCTGTTTCAACGTCAGTCCACTCACGCACAAACCACTCACAGCACGCCTCCAGCTCCTGGTCTGCACCGTACTGAGCAGCGAGGACGCAAATTTGTTGCTCTAGATCAGCAGGGTACGCACCGATGCAGTCGTCAGATCTTGTGCTTTCGATCCACTGCTGCACCAGCTCTGGAGGTGGCACGCCAAGGTTAATAGTCATTGCAGCACGCCATTTAGAGTAATCGTCCAGCCACGGGACTTGAGGTTGGTTACAGCGGTAGAGATGTTGGGTGTACCACTGGCTGCGTTGTAATCAATGGTGATGTCTACACCAGAAGCAGGTGCTGATCGACCAGAAGTGTCGATGCTGTTGAGGATGTTCTCGACGGATGTGGCGGTAAGAGAGAAGCAGTTGTCCCAAGTGCCTACAAAGCAATTATTGGCTGGTGTTCGAGTCCAGGAGTCAAAGAAGTTGGCTGGGAAGCTAGTTAGGCTGGTGCAGTTGAACCAAGCAGAGAAGAAGGTATTACCGCTTGAAGTGTTGAGCGCCGGGAAGCTAGTTAGCCTGTTGCAGTTCTGCCAAGCATAGCTAAAGTTAGTCCCAAGTGAAGCGTCGAGAGTGGGGAAGCTAGTTAGGCCTGAGCAGGCGTACCAAGCATAGCTAAAGTTAGTCCCAAGTGAAGTGTCGAGAGTGGGGAAGCTAGTGAGCTTGTTGCAGTTGTACCAAGCAGCGTTAAAGTTAGTCCCGCTTGAAGTGTCGAGAGTGGGGAAGCTAGTTAGTCCTGAGCAGGTGTACCAAGCAGAGCTAAAGTTAGTCACACCAGCAGTAACACCAAAAGCAGCGTCAAAACTAATTATATTATTTGCACCTAACCAAGCATTTGAAAGGTTAGTACCTACATCAAGGTCACTAACAAGTGCAACTGACGTGATCTGGTCTTCATCCGTACTGTTGTTAAAATACGGAACATATTGCTGAGCAGTTCTAACCTTCAACACATAGCTACCAGCAGAATAAGTGTGTGCCAGTGTATTGGACGTGCTACGTTCTACCGTGCCATCACCCCATTCCACTTCATAATCTACAGTGCCAGTAGACCTAAGGTTAAATACACCACCAGTGCTTGTAATGCCGTAGGTGATCTGTGCATCGCCAGCAGGGTTTACCTGTTCTCCTGTAATAATCCAGCTCATCGCATCATCCTCCCGTGGTTAGTAGTGGCAATGACTAAAAAGTCGTGGTTTGTGTAGGTCATCCCAACACCTCCGGGAATGGTGCAGTTGGTGGAGTGAAATTACTGGCGTAGCGGGCGATGCCTTTTGTGATGCGAAGGTCGTCGATGTAGCCGTTGAAAACTTGCCCTGTAGTAGAATGTCCAATGCGGCAGGTAGTGTTTGTATAATTACGATTGTCTGCAGCGCTTCCGGCAAGCGTTCCGCCGACAAAAAGACGTATGGTAGATCCTTCGCGTGTTACTGCCCAGTGCGTCCATTCATTTGCAGTGAATGCGATCGAGGCTTGTGTTATACCGATACCTACAAAAGCGAGTCTTTCATTGCCAATGCTGGAGTAAATCCCAATAGCCGTACCATTACCCCTCAGATCTACAAGAGTATTGACGGCGAATGTTGATTGATACAGCCAGCCTTCAATCGTGTAATCGCCTGTGCCAAATGTGAAGTCTTCTGAGTTTGCAATGTCAAGTCGGTCGCCATCGCCATCAAATAGCAAGCTCGCCCCGCCAAACTTGCTCTGCGCTGTACTGATCTGTGCATCACCAAATACCGTTACCGTCTTCGGACTCGGGCTGCTGTCCACAATCGTGGTGCTGCCATTAGCGCCATCACCATGCAGCAACAGGGAAACGTTATTAAAGAAAGGGTCAGCCTCGACCATTTCGTTTTTTAGGATTAAATTTCCAGGAATTGTAGTTGGGCTCATGGTATGGCTGCTCCGATAGCTGTGATTAGGTTAGACACGCGGGTGTCAAGGGCGGCGAGATCGAGGGATTCTCCGATGCTGTAGAAGGCGAGGCGGGCGTTGGAGTACTGCCCAAGACCAGGGTTATTAAATACATGAGCAGTTGTATTAGGAACCCCAGTTGAGCTTGCACTAATAGTGGCATTCGCGCCAAGAATTCGCCTCCTGTATTCACCCACTGCAGATCTGTCAGTTCCAATAAACTTTAGTCCAACGCTGCTGGCAATGTCTCCCGTTGTTTCGCGTGATCTGGTAAAGGTCTGGGTTGTGTTTGTGCTTATCTGCGTGCGTCCATTAGTGCCACTGGCTGGCCATTGCGCCAAATGAGTTTCAAAGTCTGCTGCCACAGCAGTGGCCGCTGAGCTTAAGTAAATTGCTTGGTGAACGCTGTTCTGCAATGGGACTGGCGTTATTTGTGTAAGGTATTTAGTGCTTCCATCACCAATTAGACCAGTCTCCCGGTCATAGTCACCAGAGACAAAGTTGTTGTTTGTAGGAGCAGTACCCACTAGCGGCACCAACGCACCATCAAGCGTCTTAGCCCCAGCAAGGATGCAACACGCCTTGATTGCATCCCAAATCTTATCTTGTTTGCAGCCAACGACGAAATCATTGATAGCTCTGGCTACACCAAATTCAAGCTCCTGGCCATCGGCTGCCTCCACAGCAGCGACATACGACACTGCTTCAGGTTCGGTCAGTCCGTTCCAGCCAGGCACCCATCGTAGAGTCATCACTCACCTCCGGG